TGCCACCGACAACCAAGCGTCACTATTCAAGACGCTGGCAACCTGTTCATTTCGCTTGCGCTGCACATCATAGACCTTGGCCGTTTTCTTGCCGGTCTGGTATTCTTTGCCGGTTTCCAAGTTCGTTACAGTTTCGTTCGTATGGGTTGCCCAGTGGGTCAGGGCATTATAGGCCGCCCACATTGTCCCGCCTAGTTCGGGCTTTTCCTTATCAAACATGTAAAGCAGGGCGTTCATTAGGCGTTCGTTGACACCCTCAAGAACACCGGCCTTAACAGCCCGCCCAGTCTTGGCGCAAATGGTTTCTTTTAGAATGTTCGCAAACTGCTCATCAGACAGCCGCGAACCCTGCCAAGCCCGCATTTGTTCGCGCTGGTTAGCCCACATATCAAGAGAGCCGCCCGCCTTGGTTATCATGGCTTCTACACTCAAATTCTTGGTATGCTTCGCCTTCTGGTGATATGATTTCTCACCCCCGAAAACCAAGGTATTGCGGCAAAGGTCACGATATGCCCCGCTGAATATTTGAAAACACCAAGACTTATCCACGCTATTGAAAATATCCATGCGGCATCTAACAAGGTCGCTACTATCACCAACGGTTGTTTGCAGGTCGTTGAAATGAATCGTGCGATGCGCCCGCAGCCCGCCTTCATATAGCCGGTCAATAACCGAAACATCACCAAGCGGCAAATCGGATTCACCCAATAAATGCGCCTGCTTTGCAAATAGCCGGTCATGAGGTTCTAGTTTGTAGGATTTACCGATAGGGGCAACGTCCAAAACATCACCGGTCGTTGCATTTTGCAAAGCCGAATAGTTCGGCATGGCGACAGGTTCTTCTATCATAGGTTGAGCCTTCGACAGTCTGGCGCAAAGCTTCGATGGGGATTTTACGAACCGCCCCAATCTGGTTGAATAAATCGACGTTCGCGGGGTCGTTGTGTTCAAACGTATAAGTTCCGCCGCCGCGAGCAACAAAGCCGTGAGTAGGGCTTTCATTAGGTACTAAATCAAACATGGTTGGTTATTCCTTCTACTGGTTGTTGGCATGGTATTTGCTACCAGCCTTGATTTGTTTATGCCACCGCCCGCCGAATCGGTCAACAATAAAAATCAGATAAAAAAGATGGATGCCGCCCCGCGACTCGCGACACCCTTTGCTAATACCGCACCCAATCCCCCCGAACCACCAAGGATAATTGCAAGTAACATACTAGCCCCAATCAAAAAGTTAGCGTGGTTGATTTGTCACGTTGGTTTAATGGGTAACAAACAGGATTTGTTTATCGGGTGCAGACCAACACAAGGTGCAAGGTCGCGCACGATTCAGCCGCGCCGGTTTGTTCAGGACAAACAATTGATTTGTTCTTTTCCGGTTTGTATAAGGTCGGCACTGTTCGCGCTGAATTGCCAAGTTGGTGCGTTGCTATACCGTACAGAAAAACGCTCACCGAACACGCCGCGAACCGCACGAAGCGCAAGCCCGATATCACTATTTGGCTCATAGCCGGTAAAGCCCCAGACCGCCAAGTTATCAAATTTAGTTAGCAGGTGCTGCCAGACTGCGACATAATCCACAGAATAAAAATCACCCAAGACATGCAGCCGGACAATGACGCCCTTATAAGTCCCGCACAATTCTTCTATCTCATCTTTTATGCGCTGCTCTAATTCGCTGCCATGCTGCAACCGGTGCGCGAACATCATGTTATTACCATAGCAATTATCCCAGTGATAACACGAACGCGGGACAGGTGGCGCGTTCCTGCAAAGTTAAGGTATAAATTACATAACCCTTGAACTTGCCCTTTTTAATTACAGGTAATTTATCTTTTGAAAGCTTCGCATTCTTGGATTGCTTCAAGACCTTGTGCGAATAATCAGCTAACATTTTAACGGATTTGGGATACATGGTCACGGCTGGCTTGTTTTTATCTGCTTTTTTCATCGGTTCGGGTTCCTTTGTTGTGGTTGATTACCTACCATTAAGGATAATAACCGGCATGGTCAAGCCCTTTTATTTGCTGCCCTTCTTTTTTTAGATAACATTTCGGACAGGACAGCCCCACCGGTTCGCGAACCATCGCCGGTTCCCCGCAATCATCGCAACGATAGGCAGGGTTTAGTGTGGTCTGTTTGCCAAGTTTTTGTCTAGAAGTTTGGTGTGTAGTGTTTGTCATCGTTCAATGCCTGTTTTAGTGTGGCTAGTTTGTCACGTTCGGCGTTTGTCACCGGTTCACCGTTCCACTCTTTGTCGCGGACTTGTCTGTTTAGTGTCCGCCATTTGTCAGCCGTGTTTGTCAGGCGTGGGTCGCTTGCCGCGTTGGGATATCGTGGGGTGATTGCGCTTGTCATCTATCTGTACCCCCTGCTATCTGGCAACCCAAAGTTTCTATCAGGGTCGTTGCGTCTGTTAGTACCGTATTTATCTTGCCGTTTTATGTGTGCTAAAACTGACTGTGTTCCTATTTCGCGTTCTTTGCCTGTCACCTCGTTTGTTATCTCGAAGTAAGCAGTGTAACCGCCCATCCTTGTTTTGCCAGAATTGCTCATGTAGGTTCCATCCCACAGACACTTTTTTATTTTAAAGTTTCTGACTTTTAGGGTATGGCATCCAGACCCAAACTTTTTCCAAAACAATCTATCTAGAAAGTAGCTAGACATCATCTCATATGCAGTCATCTTTTCAGGATGCTTTGATAGCAACATCAATCTATCTTCGTATGCTTGTTTGTTTTCAAACTGAAGTTTTTTGGTTATCAAGACAGGTTGCGCTGCTTCTTTTTCTTTGCGCTTTGCCCACGCTTTTTTCATGGCCTTGCTTCGTTTGAGAAATGCTTTCCTGTCCTCTCTGTGCTTTTTGATACGCTCTTTTTGTTGTTGTTCGTTCATCCTTTCCTTCAAGGGTTGTAGAGCCGCGAACGGACTAGCACCATTTGGATAATAGTTTCTCATATGTACTTACTCCAGTAGTTGTCCCAAGCTTCACGCAACATATCAGCATATTCTCTGTCGTCACGCAACCCCAAGAAATCGCGGTGCGGTTCCATCTCTTGCATGAACTCACCAAAGAACTCGCAGTTGCCTATCTTACTGTTGGCAAGATACCAGAAGTCTTCTTCTAGTTGCATCGCCCAAGCTTTGACCTTACCCATCGTAGTCGTCCCCCTCATCCCGCAATTCTAATTCATCTATATCTACGCCATCGCAAAGATATGAATAATCATAGTTTGAAATATTAAACAAGGCAACAGTGCCATCAGGGTTGGTAACAGGTTCGTCTGTTTCATTATCTATCACATAGATAGGCATATCCCACACACCGATTGAATATTCTTTATTCGGGTCGAGTAGTTTGTTTGGTTGGCTCATCGGTCATCTCCATCGTAACCATGAAATTTAATGTATTCACGCACCTTATCTTTTGCGTCCTTAACGTGACCATATATGTCATCTAGTGTGCTGTCAACTATGTCGGCATCTTCTAGGATTTTAGCTGATTCATTTAGGAACGCCAAGATATCCAAGCTGGTAAATTCAGATAGAACGTGTAGGTCACCTTCGCCATCACAAACATCACACTTACCATAGGTGCTTGTTATCCACCCACCGTTCGCAAAGTCTGTGACCGGTTTGTCGTATTCGGCAATGCCGCCACCGTCACAAGCAAGACAGGTTCTAGTTACTGTTGCCATCATCTTTACTCCAACTACTAAGGCTTCCATGCTCTACAGCCCAAAGAACTTCGGCATCGTACCCATCGACTAGGGCTATTGCCTCTTTGATAGCTTTAAATTCTGCATCATCGAAACCATCCGCATTGACAATAACCTCACGTTCGGTTGTCATGCGAACTCTGACTTTGTAGTCCCCGCGATTACTCATCGGTTATCTCCTGTACCCTCAACACTTTGGTATTTTCACCACCGACTAAACCCACCATATCTATCTGGGCTTTTATCTGCGCCTCATATTCTGTGTTAGCGTGGACAATAACTTCACGAGTTGTCGTTGCTTCTACCTTAACTTCCCAAGTTCGTTCGCTGCTCATAATAGCGTCCTTCCCAATCCTTTATCTTAAACTTATATGCCATAGCTTTTCTACGACTGCAAACAATAACTCCACCAATCCAAATCTCGTTGTCTGCAATCCGAACACGGCGCAGGCTTTCACCGTGTATCCTGTCCGCTGCATCTAGGGCAAACGAACTGGATGGATATGGGTTGCTGACTTCCGGTCGGGTGAACGGATGCTGGATTACATACCAAGAGGGATTAGCCATCACCCATGCTCCCGCACATCAAAGTTAAACTCGTGACGCAGCCTGTCCTTTGCATACGACAGTTCTTGCAGGTCGTGAGCGGTAACAGATTTGATGCCGCCCATGTCAGGATACAGAGCAGTCTCTAGAATTTCATCTAGCAACTCGTAGACCTTGATGACAGCAACCCGCTGGTCGAGGGATAGCTTGGCTATACGGTTACGGCGTTGGATGCGGTCTTTCTCACGCAGTTCTGCGAAGTAGGCAATGCGTTCATCCTGCGTCATGTTCTCATACTTTTTAGCCATTTCATTTCTCCATCGGCTGTTGATTAGTAACCAATATAGGAAACAAAAAGGGGTGTCAACAAAAAAAAACGAGGCCAGAAATAAATCTGACCTCGCTTCCCAACCAACCAAGGAAACAAAGGGTAACCACTCCCCTTGTCGAACCCTACGAACTTAAATTTAAAGTACAGACATTACTGTCACGCTCCATAATTTAAGCAACCTCGTAAGGTGTCCCCAGTTTTACCAAGCCTTGACGGTTCCTGTCAAGCCACTTTCTGCAATCATTTTCACTTTTTCCCACGAACACGGAAATGTCCATTAGATAATCCACGCAATTCTTTTTCTTAACCTGTTCGCGGTCAGTCTCACCGATTCGAACAGATGAGATAGGTGCGTTGACAATCCACGAACCGTCCTTGCGCTGCCATACTTCAATGGTAGGTTTCTTAGTCTGTAGAGATGCTTGCGTCATTATCTTCATCCAATGCTTCAATGTAAAGTTCAATCGCGTCACGCATTAAGTCACCTACACTAACTTGCTCCAAGCTTTTCTTTTGCAATCGTGCAGCGTGTCCTGCTAGGCTGTCATATTGTTCGACAGACATTAACAGGTTATACGTCTTCGTTGGGTCAGGTATCTTTGCGGGTCTTCCCATCTTCCATTTCCTTCTTTGCAAGTTTATCTAGTTTAGATTTCTTTTTATTAGGAATAGTTTTATTATTATATTTTCTATCCCCTAATAGTTTAGCTATAGGGTTTATTTTAATTATTTTATTCATAATAGGGTTACCTGTATGGTTACTGTTCATAATGCGTATCACGGCTGTCAAGTGTTCGTCAACTAAAAAAATGCTGTTGACATGATTTTTATTGTGGGTTATTTGTCTGGTCATAGGAGAAGCCCATGACAGCTTGGTTAAAAGATTATGTGAACGGTTTGTCAATAGCATCGGAAGGTCGTCTGCGGATGGACTGCCCTGCTTGCGGCAAGAAGAATACCTTTAGTGTTTCGGATACTAGCGGCGAACGATTGTGGTTTTGCTTTCATGCAGACTGTGGGGTTCGTGGGCGAACAGGATTCCGAATCAGAACCGACACACCCTATCACCCATTGCTGAAAAAGACAACGCCAGTTCGCGAACCACTTTGCGAACCGGAGTTTCAGCTTCCCGATACTGTTGTCCCCATATCCCGCAGTGAAGAAGCTGTGCGATACTTGAAGCGGGTCAACGCCTATGATGCGTACCTTGCAGGGCGTGTCGATATTCGTTACGACTTCAGAATGAACCGTGTTGTTTACCTGATTAAAGATGGTAAGCGAACGGTTGATGCTGCTGGTCGTAGTCTTATAAACCAAAAACCAAAATGGTGGAGATATGGAAAATCAGGTAATCCTTTCGTCTGCGGAACTAACCGTGTCGGTGTTATTCTGGAAGACTGTGCTAGTGCTTGCAGTGTATCTAGTTTTCTTTCGGGGATAGCACTTCTTGGAACCAACCTACAGGACAGCCACTTGTCAACCTTGAGACGTTATGATAGACTGCTCGTTGCCTTGGACAAGGACGCTACAAAGAAAGCCCTCGAACTGGTTCGCAGGATGCAGGCCATAAGGCCAACAAGTTTAGTTGTTTTAAACAAAGATGTGAAAGATATGACAGATGATGAACGAATCACAACCTTCAAGAAATACCTCTATTGAACTACAAGTTCTGGGGTTCCTTTTAAATAATGATTTTTACAACAGGGTAAAGAACATCGTCACTCGCGATATGTTCGAGGGACGTTATGCAACCCTGTTCGACACGATAACATATGCCCACAAGAATTACGGAACGAACCTGTCTCGTGACCAGTTAGATTCACTGTTCATGGATAGGAATCCTGCAATGCCTAACAGCGCAAAGCAGGAAGTGTTTGATATCATTACACAACTTAGCGAACACGTTAGCGAAGCGGGTGACCTAGAGTTGGACGTGACCAAGAACTTCTGGGTTCGTGACCGTGCGCGGCAGATTGGGGAGAAGGCCATCGCCATCTTCACTGGAGAGTCCGAACACTTTGGTGAACTCAAGACCCTGATTGATATGGTTGAAGATGGGCGTATGTCCGACAAGACAACCTACAGTGAAATGGACAAAGACTTTGTTCAGCTAATGGAAGAAGAAGTTGGCGAACCCGACTTCCCATTCACTTGGGATTTAATGAGCGAACACCTTGGGGGTATGGACAGGGGTAACCTTGGCATCATCTTTGCCCGCCCAGAAGTAGGGAAGACAACCTTCTGTGCCTTTGTTGCCGCCAGCTACATCAAGCAAAAACATAAGGTAGTCTACTGGGCTAACGAAGAACCGTCAGAGAAAATCAAGCTGCGAATTATTCAAAGCTTCTTTGGTTTGACACGAGAAGAGATGAAGGCGGGGGCTGATGCTTTGTCCAACCGGTACGCAGAAGAGATTGCCCCATACCTCACCGTGATGGATTCGGTTGGTACATCTATGGAAGAACTAAATGAGTTCGCCCAGCTAAATGAACCAGACGTTATGTTCTGTGACCAGCTAGATAAGTTTCGGGTTGCGGGTGAGTTTAACCGTGGGGATGAACGCCTAAAGGAAACATATGTCGTGGCTCGTGAGGTTGCCAAGCGCAACAAGCTTTTGATATGGTCTGTAAGTCAGGCCAGCTTCGAGGCGCATGACCGTCAGTTCATCGACTATGCTATGCTAGACGGTTCGCGAACAGGTAAGGCAGGTGAAGCAGATGTCATTATTGGCATCGGCAAGACCGGAACATCAGAAGAAGAGAACACCACACGGCACATCTGCATTTCCAAGAACAAACTCAATGGTTGGCACGGTATGTTCACCAGTCACATTGATGTGCAGCGGGGGGTGTATTACTAATGAACGTCTTGACCTTCGATGTGGAGACAACCCACAAACCCAAAGCCAACGGCTCGACAACTGCCTTGCCGTACTTCGGAAACTCTTTGGTTTCAAACGGTTACAAGTGGTTAGGTGAGCAGCACGTTCACTACCACTGCTATTACCACAGTGTTCGCGAACCACATGAGTTCGCCTTCGAACTGTTCCAAGCTGCTCTTGACAAAGCTGATGTGGTTGTGGGACAAAACATCAAGTTTGATTTATCTTGGATTCGCGATTGCGGATTCGTTTATGAAGGACATGTTTATGATACAATGGTTGCAGAATATATTCTTGCCCGCTCCCAAAGGTGGCCTCTTTCACTTGCTGCTCTTGCAGAAAAGTATAGTGATGTGCAAAAAGAGAAAGACCTCGTTGCGCCGTACTTTAAGGAAGGCAAGACCTTCTACGACATACCTTGGGAAATAATAGAAACATACGGAAAGGCTGATGTCATTTCCACAGAGCAAGTAGCCCTTGCACAACTCGAAGCCTTTGGCACTACATTTGAGGAACTATTCAATGAACAACCAGACACTCTTGCCCACTTTGCGTCTGTCGCTTGAGATGACAGATGTGCTGTCCCGCATCGAACGGAACGGCATCAAGATTAACAGACAAACACTTGCGGACATTCGCCGTGAATATGAGGATGAATTGTTTACCCTCGAACGGCGGCTACAGGAACTGGCTGCGGAAGCTATGGGGGACACGCCCATCAATCTAGACAGCCCTGATGACCGTTCTAAGCTGTTCTATTCTTGTAAGGTGAAGGACAAGTCCCGCTGGGCTGGTTTGTTTAACTTGGGTCACGAGATTCGCGGGGCAGGCCGCAAACCAAAACGCCGTACCCGCATGAGACGTGCCGACTTCAAACGCAACGTTGTGAACGAGACGGATGTGTTGTTCAAGACCCGTGGCAGTCAGTGTACCGATTGCGGGGGCGTGGGGCGTTATACAGCCCGCAAGAAGGACGGGACGCTAGGAAAGGCTATCCGCATCTGTAAGCCCTGTCAGGGGACGGGTGTGCGCTATACATCAACAGGTCAAGTTGCTGGGTTCAAGTTGGTTCCTCGTGACCCCTACGATGTGGCTGCCGCAGGATTCAAGACAGATAAAGAAACCTTGGAAAGCATGTTCACGTCCTTGCGTGGTGAAGCCCGTGAATTTGCAGAAGCTTACATTAGGTACAGTGCGGTTCGAACCTACCTGCGTTCCTTTGTTGAAGGCATGGAAAACAATATGGATGGGCAGGGCTTTATCCACACGGAGTTCATGCAATGTGTTACGGCAACAGGCCGCCTGTCATCTCGAAACCCGAACTTTCAGAATATGCCACGAGGCACTACCTTCATTATTCGCAGGGCTGTTGAAAGCAGGTTCGAGGGTGGCTCAATCCTTGAGGGAGATTATGCCCAGCTAGAGTTTCGTGTGGCGGGCTTCCTTGCAGATGATGAGGGCATCAAGACTGATGTGGATGCTGGTACAGATGTGCATAGCTACACTGCCAGTGTTATAGGGTGTTCGCGGCAAGATGCCAAGGCTCACACTTTCAAGCCATTGTATGGCGGTGTGTCGGGTACGGATGACCAGAAACGATACTACAATGCGTTCAAGGAAAAGTATAATAATGTTACCAAGTGGCATGAGTTCCTGCAGAAACACGCGGTGACAAAGAAATACATTCAGCTTCCTTCAGGTAGACAATATGCTTTCCCCCACGCAAAGTGGACTGACTGGGGTGCAGCAACAGACCGCACCGCTATCTGCAACTATCCGGTTCAAGGGTTTGCGACTGCTGACCTGCTCCCTATGTCCTTGATTATGTTAGACAAACGAGTTCGCGAACTAAACCTGCGTTCTGTAATTTGCAACACGGTTCACGACTCTATTGTTATGGATGTATATCCTAGTGAAGAAAAAAAATGTATTGACGTGATGGCTGAATGTATGTTAGCTATCCCGTTGGAATCAAAGAATAGGTATGGTATTACCTATGACATGCCAGTTGGTATCGAACTAAAAATGGGTAAAAACTGGCTTGACTTGGAAGAGGTACTAACTGTATAATCCCTTTACGCTTAACACTCATAGAAAAGGAATTACGATTATGAGTAACGAACTACAAATGTTAAATGATGAAATGAATACCTTCCTTACTGCATTCGAGTCGGATAACGATGAAGCCCTCATGGAAATGAGCGGACAGGCAGACCCGAACAACAAGCCCAAGATTGGTTTGCCTAGACTAAACATTAATTATGACACAGAGACTGATGATGGTACATTGCTGCGGCGTGGTTCGTGGCGTATCTGGAACGGTTCAGCCCCTGTGTATGCAGACAAAGTACTAATCCGTCCTTTGCTGCGAACCTTTGAGTGGTCTGTATGGGACCAAGAAGAAGGCAAGTTCTCTTGTAAGTCTGTACAGAAGCGCAAACTAGCTGGCGAGTTTCCTGACACTTTGGGCGGCAACAAGTGTGGTCGGCTATCTCGTCAAGAAGAAGAGGCACTAGGTCAAGATGACCCTCGTGTTCTGTTGAGCCGTTCTGTTAGTTGCAATCAGGTAATCTATGGCCTCATAGATGCACCAGAAGCAGCGTATGCAGATGGTACTTCTGCACCTGTCGAGCAGATGCCGTTCATGGCGTACTTCAAGCGGTCAGGATATCGTCCGGTTAACGACTTCATTCAGAAGCAGCTTACAGACCGTAAGATTCTGATGCACAAGGCGTTGATTGAGTTCACGACAGAGAAGCAGAAGAACGGTGGCGTAATCTACTGGACACCGAAGCTTTCCTTGGTGAAAGAGGTTTCTGGTTCAGATAGCGACAAAGCCTTGATGAAGGACTTTGCGGATACTGTTATGGCTCACAACGAGTCTGTGTTCGCAGAGTACAAGTCAGCAACAAAAGCTTCAGCATCTTCAGACGACATTGATTTGTCAGAGCGTTTGGCTGGCTAATCATGTTACAACTCGTAGAAGTCCAAGACTTCCTACAGAAAGCGGGGCGGGGGGAGATTGACTCCTCTCGCCTCGAACATCTGATAGAACAGTTTGGCGAGGATTGCAAAGCAGCAATGCGAAAGCAGTTCTCTAGTAGGGGAGACTACCGGGTTCGCATGTCTGGTGTAGGTCGTCCCTTGTGTCAACAGCAACTTGAGAAGCAGGGCAACAAACAAGATGTTGCCTACAATGATATCGTGCGGTTCGCAACTGGTGACCTGTTAGAAGCCTTTGCAATTCTTGTGATGCGGGCTGCAGGATTAGACGTGGTTGCGGAACAGAAGAAGTGTTCCCTCGAACTGGGTGGACAGACCGTCAACGGAACCCTAGATGTCATCTTGAACATTGATGGCGAAGAAGAAGTCTGGGATATCAAGACAGCAAGTCCATGGTCGTTCGACAACAAGTTTTCTGGACGCGGTGGTTACGATGTTATCAAAGAGGATGACCCCTTTGGGTACGTCATGCAGGGACACTTGTATGGTGAATCAGAAGGCAAACGCTTTGGTGGTTGGATTGTAATCAATAAGTCAACAGGTGAGTGGGATTTTGTAGAGGCACCCCGCGAACAGTCTGAAGACCGCAAGGCATATCTTGAGGATGCGAACAAGCGGGTAGAAGCAATCGTCAATGATGCACCGTTCAAGGTACCATTCCAGTCTGTTCCTGAGACAGTCACCATAGACAGACAGAAAACAGAGACAGGGAATCGCTTGATGCCCAAGACCTGTACCTTCTGTTCCTTCAAAACAAAGTGCTGGAAGAACGCAGAACTAGCCCCGAAAATAACATCTAAGGCACGGTTCAAACCTCACGTCTGGTACACAAAGCTTGTAAAGCGGGAACTAGACTGATGCCGGTCTTGTACACACGGGAGTACCCCCACGAACTGTTCGACCTGAACCCAGAACTACGCTGCGTGTTCGTAGAGTCACATGAACGTCGTGGGGGTGGTCGTTCTACTGTAAGGGTTCGTGGCTTGGAGATATCGTTGCCCCTGACCCTACGAGACAATTACTCGCCGGACGGTTCTCTAAAGTCTGACACGGAATCGCGTGACATAAAACTCATAGAAGAGGAATTTCAAAACATTGTTCATCATCTGCGACAGGGATTGGTAGTATGCCTACCGACAATGGAAATCTCAAAAGAAATATCGCATCTAGAAAAACGGTCCCCAAAAGTAGGACAGTATCTATTAAAAAGGCTAGAAGGGGTGAAGGCGGGATTTCCGCTGCAAGGATTATGAGAAAAACACGGTATCGTTCACAGTTCGAAATTAACCTTGCAAGGTCACTTGCGGACAAGAAGATTAACTTCGAGTACGAACAGGCAAAGCTACAATACATACCCAAGCCGCGAACATATACGCCCGACTTCTATCTTCCTGAACAGGATATCTATATAGAGGCGAAGGGGCATCTAGATAAAGGTGATAGGGTAAAGATGCAGCTAATCAAACAACAATACCCCGACTTGGATATTCGCTTTGTATTCGTTCGGGCCACGAACAAGATTTACAGGGGTAGCAAGACCAGTTATGCTGACTGGGCAAACCGATATGGTTTCCCATGGGCAGAGGGTAGTGTGCCAGAGGAGTGGTTAAAAAATGACGGATGACAGGGATTATGAGGTTGGTAGCTTGCTGGCTGACCGGTGGTACATCATACTAAAGAAGACAGACGAAGAAAGTTTTAGAATGTCAGCCTATGATACAACTGCTATGCCTGACGATGAAGATGACTACATGGATGCCGGATTCGTGGCGCAGCAGGGGATTGTCGAGATGCTAGAGAATGATTTCGACAGACTCATACAGGCAGGGCTGGCTCGTATATCTTTTATGGAAATGAAAGAAACTATGATAAAGGAACTAGAAGAAGAGGGCGTAGAATTAGACAGTATTGACCGCATAACAGGTCGTGATGAAAACATAGTTAAAGTAGATTTTGGAACGAAGCAATGAAATTAGATGAGTATCAGATGCGGGCGGAAGGCACCGCAGTTTATCCGCAAGAATATAATGTTCTGTATCCGACATTGGGTTTAGCAGGTGAAGCCGGTGAAGGTTGCTGACAAGGTAAAGAAGCTGATTCGTGATGGCGAACCCCACCTTTTTCTACAAAGATGATATTGCAAAGGAACTGGGAGATGTGCTATGGTACGTTGCAATCTTAGCACGGGACTTAGGCTACAAGCCTAGAAGAAGTTGCACAGATGAAATCTAGACAAGCTAGAGGACCGCAAGAATCGCAACGCTGTTGCAAGGGCAGCGGAGACGACAGATGAGACACGAGGCATACATGAAGTGTATGGAAGATGAAAACGAACAGGCCGGTAAGATGGCCTATGGCGGCGTTGATATGGTCAACAGTCCGCCTCACTACAACGCAGCAGGTACGGAATGTATAGATGCAATCCAAGCTGCAACTCTTGACGGGTTCGAATATTACCTTGCAAGGAAACATAATGAAGTATCTCTGGCGATATCGTTACAAAAATGGTAATGAAGATTTGAAGAAAGCGCAGTGGTATTTAGATAAATTATTAGAGGTTCGAGGAGAGAACAAATGAGCAACCAACTACCAACATCATATCAGCAATTCATTCACAAATCACGGTACGCCCGCTGGATAGATGACGAGCAGCGTCGTGAGAACTGGGGTGAAACTGTAGACCGTTATATATCCTTCATGCTAGAACAGGTAAAAGGTAAGTGCGGTGTCGAACTGTCGCTTGCTGTTCGCGAAGAGATTGAAGACGGCATCTTGTCCCTGAAGGTCATGCCATCTATGAGGGCAATGATGACTGCAGGCCCTGCCCTTGCACGGGATAATGTCTGCGGTTACAATTGTAGCTACATTCCTGTAGATAGCCCTCGCGCATTTGATGAGTGCATGTACATCTTGATGTGTGGCACAGGTGTCGGTTTTTCTGTCGAGCGTGAGAACGTGGATAAGCTGCCGGTAATTAGCGACAACTTTAACGATTCAGATACTGTGATTAAAGTAGGCGACAGCAAGCCCGGATGGGCAAAGGCACTTCGCGAACTGATTGGCTTACTCTATGCGGGACAGGTTCCATCTTGGGATATGTCAGATGTTCGTGAAGCTGGTGCGCGACTAAAGGTTATGGGTGGACGTGCCAGTGGTCCGCAGCCCCTTGCTGACCTCTTTAACTTTACTGTTGAGATATTCAAGAAGGCACGGGGTCGCAGACTGTTCCCGATTGAGTGCCACGACTTGATGTGTAAGATTGGTGAGATTGTGGTTGTTGGCGGAGTTCGCCGCAGCGCACTCATCAGTTTGTCGAACCTCAACGATGACCAGATGGCACACGCCAAGTCAGGCATGTGGTGGGAAACAGAGCCGCAACGAGCCTTGGCGAACAATTCTGTGTCTTACAAGACAAAGCCTGAGATGGGTACATTCATGCGTGAGTGGCTTGCCCTGTACGACAGCAAGTCTGGTGAGCGTGGTATGTTCAATCGTGAAGCTGCCGACAAGCAAGTGGCTCGTAATGGTCGTCGTGAGACAGGACACATGTGGGGTACGAACCCTTGTTCTGAGATTATCCTGCGGGGGTATCAGTTCTGCAACCTGTCAGAAGTAGTGGTTCGCGAAACGGATTCTTTGGAAGACCTAAAGGCAAAGGTTCGTGTAGCTACAATTCTTGGAACCCTACAATCAACCCTGACTGATTTTAAATACTTGAGGAAGATATGGAAAGACAATACAGAGGAAGAGCGTTTGTTAGGCGTGTCCTTGACTGGTATCATGGACCATCCCGTTTTATCCAAAAATACAGACAGCAAGCACTGGCTCGAAGAAATGCGAGAAGTCGCAGTGGAAACGAACAAGGAGTTTGCGAACACGCTTGGAGTCCCGCAGTCGGCTGCAATCACTTGTGTAAAGCCGTCGGGTACTGTGTCACAACTGGTGGACGCAGCGAGCGGGATACATGCAAGGCACAACGACTACTTCATCAGAACCGTTCGCGGTGATAACAAAGACCCCTTGACACAGTTCCTTGTTGAAAGCGGTGTCCCTGCAGAGCGTGACGTTATGAAGCCGGACTCAACAACCGTCTTTAGCTTTCCAATGAAGTCACCAGATGGTGCCGTTACACGAACACAAACAACTGCCGTTGAGCAGCTAGAGTTGTGGAAAACATATGCCATTCACTGGTGCGAACACAAACCATCTATCACCGTGTCCGTAAAGGAACACGAATGGATGGACGTGGGTGCGTGGGTCTACGAGAACTTTGACGTTGCCTCTGGCGTGTCATTCTTGCCTCATAGTGACCACACATACCAGCAGGCTCCATATCAAGACATCGAACCTGATGAGTACCTAGAGTGGAAGAAGCGCATGGAAGTCGTCACGATTGACTGGGACAAGCTGTCGGAGTTCGAGAAGGAAGACAACACCAGTGGTTCGCGGGAACTGGCCTGTACTGCAGGTGTCTGTGAAGTCGTGGATTTGAGTGCAGCATGAACTGCTGGCACTGCCAAACAGAACTCATTTGGGGCGGGGACATCGACATAGAGTCGGAAGAATTTGTCATGGAAACAAATTTGTCTTGCCCCAACTGTGATTCTGCGGTATATGTATACTTGCCACGAACAGAGGGAGATGGTGATGAATGACATGGAACCTGCGGTCTGCGACCGTAAGAAGTTTGATATTGACCTGTCCTACGGTAAGGTTCGCGAACAGCAAGTTGCGAACATGCTTACGGATAAAAAGATTGAGGTCAAGTCCGAACGCGGTATGTGGATGCGTACCGGGAACATTGCTATAGAGTACGAATCCTATGGCAAGCCCAGTGGCATCGAAGCAACAGAAGCAGACTACTGGTTCCACAACCTTTGCATTGGTGATGAGACTTTTGCAACCCTTGTGTTCGATGTACCATCCTTGAAACGCATCATAAACAACCTCGACTACAAAAAATCCGTGAGCGGCGGAGACAACAACGCTTCACGGATGTACCTTCTGAATCTACAGAAGTTGTTTTCAACAGATGTAATTAAGGCGTATAAAAATGAGCAACAAGCATCCTAAAGCCGAACTGTTCAAGTTCACGGCACACATGAACGACAAAGGGAATATAGAGTTGGATATGGATTCTGTAGACCCCGAACAGTTTAGCCGCCTAATGGAAAAAGACCTGCCACAGTATGAAGGAACCTTCAAGGTAGCAAGTCTTTTGCGTTATTTAAAATCTGTTGGAGATGAAATGATGGAGAAGTCTAGCCGTTATATCTAGTGGCTTTGCTGCACCTTGAACTTGGCACGTAAACTAGACCCCTTGTGACGCTTATAGCCGTCCTTGGGGTTTTTCATTAGCTGATAGCTGCTACCCTTCTTCATCCAGTGATACCCAGAAGGGGCTGGAACTGTTTTAATTTTAGTAGCCATTCTTCTTCTTGGCCTTCCCGCCGTACATCATACCCGGCATTCCCATTGCTGGCTGGATACCGCCCTTCTGTTCGCGGGGCTGCATCGGATTCATGCTGGTCTGCATCTTATTTTCTGATGCCATTGGGCTGCGAACCATTGAGCCGTAGGCATAGCCCTTGGTCTTGCCGCCACGAGCCATGAAGCCTATCTTGTTGCGAACAGGCTTGGATAGTTTTGCAAGCCCCTTATTGTCCTTCGGTATTTGCTTCATTTTCATCTCCTATTAGGGTAGGTAATTCACGCTGTCCCATACGGGCTAGTTCTGTTGTTACGAACTCTACAAGAAGCCCGTTTAAGTTGTCTACATCTGTTCGTGTGACCAGTTCAGGATATTTGAACATGTTGTTGATGATGCGGGCTGCATCTTTGTTACCGGCTGCAAGCTGCAATATTTCGATACCAGACTGTGCCGCCATACGCACTGCGAACTCTGAGGTAACGTACAAGGGGCTAACCATGCCACGGCTGATATTATATAAGCGGCTCAAGCCTTCGTTGATAGAGTATCCCTTGACAACGCCTTCTACGCTTCGTGCTTGTGAAGTAGCAGCACGGTCTAGGAAGTCTGCAATGTCTGTAAGGTAGCTTACGTGGTCTGCACCTAACATCATTTCTAGCATTTCACGATGTTCTTGAACATCTGCCAGCATGACTTCTGGTGTTGTGAATTGACGAACCTTCATCTTGCCGCCATCCAAGGCAGTCATACGCATACCCTGTGAAGGGGCTAATCCACCACGGTTCATAAACGCCTTTGATACAAGACCACTGACAGCCCTGTCAAACATAGCTTCTGCTTCATCTGCAGATTTACCTGTCTTGACAACTGCTGGGATAAATGTGTCGCGAAGAGTGTCGAACTTTGTCTCACTGCCGTTTATAATAAACTGGTCGTAGAACTGGTCTGGTGTGATATCCCCCGTGAACCGCTGCAGAGCGTTCAGGGAATCTGCATCCATCTTGATGTTGTTATCTGCATTGCGGCGAACTTGGCTTTCAACGTTTGCATAATCGTCTGCGAACTCTTTGTACCGTTTGCGAACCGCCTTGTTCTCGCGGATGATACGGCTGATGTCACGGGCTTCGGAGTACATGTCACCTAAGTTTACCAAAGGTACTTCGACGTTCGTACCGTTTTGCCGAACCGTTACAGTTGTAAGGTCATTCATCAAACCTTCATCTGCAAGATTCTTGAAGCTGTAGCCACCCTCTAGTACACTTGCAGGACCGTCTGTCTTTTCGAACACGGCAATAGCCCGCTCTGTCCAGTCGGCGTAGATTTGTTCGTTGACTAGATTTTGAATAGCCGCGAACTTCGCCTTGCCTTCTTCCGTATCCAGATTGAAGACGGTTTGTCCATCAACACGGTCACCCCAATCTGTTGCAAGGTTATCAATCATGCTGCGGATGTCGGCTTGGTCTGCAGGCTTGTTGTTCAAGGCACCTGTAATCTTAGAAGTCAAAGGGCGTATGTAGCCGAAGGGACTGCTCTGTTCGTTTAGATAACGATACCGCGTCATGCTGTTGGCATCGACTTGCATTTTCTCTGGGCCTTGGCGACCATCTTCTAGTTTGCGAACCGTGCTGCCCCTGCGGAGTCTGTCGCCAATCTCACTACGGTATGTTTCGCGGGCTTTTGTCAAGAGAGAGAAGGTTTCACCGTCTTGAGTACGGATTAAGTTATCCATGTTAGCCGCGAACATTTGAACCTCACGGCTCAATTCTGGCTTGGATTCACGCACACCATAGGCATAATCCCGGAAAAAACGTCGCATCTCGTCGACCTCATAGGCGTTTGCCTTGGCAAAGGGACGGAAGGTGGGCGAGATTCGCTGCATTTCGAGGGCTATTTCGAGGTCTGACATGCCTGCAACGAGTTCTTGGCTAAATCCGTTTGCTACAAGAGTGCTTCTAATTTCTTCCATTGCTTCTGTAGGAATGGTCCGTTTGACCATATCATCGAACGTCTTATAACCAATACGACCCATGCGTCCTGCAAAGAACTGACCACCGGGGCTGAAGAAGCGAGCCATATCTGTTTCACCAGCTTTGCTCATCAAGTCAACAACCGCATCGTGCATGTCGATAGGCGGAGAAGTCTTAGCCGCTTCGCGAACCGCATTATATGCTGCCTTACCTTTCGCAGACATGCTTTCCAGATGAGCATCTAGGGCATCTTCCATAGCACGAGACAAGCCTGCAATATAGCCACGTCCTTTACCGCGACGGGACTTCAAGCTAGTGACTCTATCTGTAACACCGGTATAGATATCCGTAACGACTTCACCAATCGTTTTGCGTTCATCAACAATCTTGCCCAGACGCTTTTTCAAGGCAACGTCGGCCTCTACTAAGTTCTCTAGAAATCCTTCTGGAACATCAATGGTTGGGTCAGAAAGAACCTGTTTGCGGATATCGCTCAAGATTTCTAGGGTGCTTTCCGAACGGCGATTCAAATCATCTTTGAACTTGGTGGTTGCATTGCGGGTGTTGTCGAGCATCGCTTGGATTGACTCGCGGTCTGCAATACCGTCTGTTGCCCGAACAAACTCTTGGAAATTGTCCAAGGCAAGTTCTGTTGCGCGAACCTGTGCGTCTGCCTGCTCCATCAATTCAACCATATAGGTTGCATCCATGTTCTTTAGTTTCTTGGCATCTATCTTATTTATGGACATAGCGTGTAGGGCTGCAAGAGGTCCTAAGTTAGATGACTGTGCGAACGACATAGTAAACAGTTCTGTAGCCTTTTCCCGTGCTTCTTCAGGGAACTGACTTACAATGCGGTCTTGCAACTCGACGTAATCATCGACAGCCTTCAAGATTTTCTCACGGGCTGCAGGGCTAGATGTGTTGTTCACTAAGTAAATAGAGTAATTAATAGCCTTGCGCTGTTCTGCGGACAATGCTTTTCCTGTCGCCTTTTCATACTCTGCGAATGTGGTGTCGGTTATGTTAAAGCCCTTGTACTTTCCAAAGGTCATAAAGTCTGCTACGGCAGATATATTAGACCCGACACCGCCTCTAGGTGCAGACAGGAACTTAGATGCTTGACCACCTATAAAGCGAGTAGTCGGCGCACCTACAGTCATCATACCAATCAGTCCTATTGCCTCTGCAGACATAGGGTCCATATCGTAGGCTGAAGACAGGTACTCACGCCCTGCAAGTTGTCCTGCAGATAGAATGAGTGCATCTTCCACATTCTGCTTCAAGTACGGATACGCCTTGAGGGTGTACATCGACTGCATCTTGCGGTTGATTAAATTCTGACGCTTACCCTCTAGCACCTTGTACTCAGCACTGTTGGTGGCAGTACCTTTGCGAATCAAAGAATCCATCTCAAGGTCTGTGCTTCGCAGGTCGTCATCCAAGCGGCTCATAGCTTGAGTGGTTCGCTGCTGGCTAATCCCGATACTAAGAGCGTTTAGGTTAATCTTGGTGCGACCTTCTGCCTGATTGATAATCTGTGCAGCCTCGAACGGGTCGTCAACATCTTCTAGAATTTTTGCGTACTTACTAGAGTTCTTCATATTCTCTAATTTGCGTAGGGTTCGCTCACTTCTCAACGCTCCCGGTCCTGCCATACCAGCCACGTTCTCCAAGAATATAACCCCAAACTGTTCGGAACGGGGTAGTTCGTTAAAGGCTAGGTCCATAAGGTTTGCAGATGCTTCTTCTGTGATGAACTCTTTTAGCTGTAGTTCGCCATCCACTTCTATCATTGCGCGGGCGTTGTATTGGTCTTCAGTGATTTCCCCAGCGTCTAGCTGGCGTTTGAACTCATCGTGAATAGCGTCGTTAAAGGCTATTTTCATTGTTGGATTTGGGAGTACGGAATTAATTGTTTTGTAGGTGGAGTCCAGAGCATTTTGAATGTCTGTGCTTCTTGCACCCCATTCTGTAGAAAAGTCAGTCCCCTTTTCCTTTGAATCAAAGTAGGCACCCGCTGCATTGTACCCCATGATACCCACTATAGGAATACCCGTAACCATGAACTGCCCAGCTTCGGCAAGCCGTGTCTCTAGGGAACTGTAGAAGTCCCCGGTTTCGAACCGGTCTACAAGGATTTGGCGAACCGCTGCGTCTGGCACATACTGAGATACAAGATTATCAAGATTGACACGGTTCTGAGCATAACGTTCCGCAGCCGGAATCATCATAGGGTCTTGAACAACCTGCTTGGCAACCACTTCACCTTCGCGAACAAACGGGATGATGACATCCTCGCCGGGAACCTGTGGCTGAGATGACTTTGCCCACGCAGAACGCAAGGCAAGCATGGCCTTTGGATTGCTGTTCGCAAACTCCAAAACACGTTCGTTAATCTGGATGTCACCAACCTGCGCTACTTTACCTGCAAGGACATCTTCCCAAGCAGTACCTGTCTGCTGCGCCTGAATGTCTTTAGCAGCGGGTTCTTGCAGGGTTTTAGTTTCGGTTTGAGGGACATCTACAACAGGGTCCATAACGGTAGTTTTGCCACGAACCGGTTCGTCGAGCATCACCTTGTTTTCTACAGGTGCAATGGAGATACGAGGAGGCTTGGTATCTGTAGCTGGAGCGTCACCTGATGTGTCGAATCCAACGATATCCCGTTCAGCAACAGGCTTCGAATTTTCTAGCGGCTCCGCCATTAGGATTTATCTCCTGTTCCCATTGCTTTTAAAACATCATCCATAGATGCAGGCTGTGTACCTGCCTCATCTCTGAACCAGTTATTGTTACCATCTGTGTAAAAACCTGTCGGGTCTAATGTGAGACTAGCCTTGGGTTCTTCAGCGGCGGGCTGTGTTGTCGCGGGTGTCCTAGAAGCAGCAGATAGACGGTATTCTGCGTTCAAAGCTTGTCTGGCAATTCTATCTGCCTTTAGCAGACGGGCTTCGCGAATACCAAAACTGTCGGCAGTTGCAACTTCATTTAGAAGTACAAGACGACGCTGTGTCGTTTGGAAGTCTGAAATAACTGCGTCGAGACTTGCCCCAGCCTGAATCTTGGACGTAAACAGACCTGACTGACCCAAGCGTTGTAGCTGAATCTCAAAGTCTTGGTTTGATAGACGGCCTGATGGGTCTACAGCACGAGCCATTTCTGCTGCAAGAGATAGCTTGAGTGCATCCACTGTTGAAAGGTTCCGGGCAGATTCTGCAGAAAGGAACCCTCCATCTACGGCTCCTTGAACCAAGCTTTGAGGTGTGGTTCCCTCTTCTGTGTCCAAGGTAAAGTTTCCAAAAATCTGTTCTGCCTGACCCCCTTCACCAAAAATACCAAAGCCTACTTTTACAAAGGCAGCTTTTAAACCCGTGGGGGTCATGTCGTCAGCTATGAGACTCTTGAGTTGGTTTAGTTTAGCAAGGGCCTGATTAGATGCTTCGTATTGGTCAATAACCTTCTCACGACTCAGCTTGTTCCGTGCAAAGTAATCTTCAGGGGCTTTTAGCTGTACGCCATATCCCTTACGCTTATTTGCAGCAGCGTGTCTATCTTCTTGGATGGTTACCAAAGGCAGAAGAGACTGTGCTTGAAGGTAGGGGTCGTTCCCAAACTCGTCCCTTAAATCGCTACCAAGCTGCGCTCTCATCTCCATAGAGCCGCCGCCCGTTACGTTTAGCTGTCCATAACCTTTTGCTTCGAAGTCTGCCGCTGTTAGCAAAACTGTGTAAGCTTCGCGACCTGTATCAGCGCGAGAAACATCCTTGAAATTGTCGATGTATTCTTGAGGGCTGTTGTACCCATTACGCTGTGCCATAGCTGTGATAGCACTTATTTCTGTGCTTGTGAAATCAAACGGTTCTTTTTTGACCTCGTTGTCTCCGGTTGTGAATGTAAACACCAAAGCGTTAGCGGGGTCTGTGATTTCACCCTTTTGTGCTGCGGCGGATATTACTTTAGAATTTAGGTCTACACCTACTTCCGCAGACATGTCGCCAAGATTACCGTATAGCATGTTGAACGCAGATTCTGGTTTGATGAAGGTGCGGTCGCCCGATTGGGTTTCCATCTTTTTCAGTAACTGACCGTCTACAAACAAGTCGCTATAGCGTTGTAAATCTCCCATGAACTTTTTCTTTGCTGCGGGATTATTGTTTATTTCTGTTAAAAGACGATTACGACTCTCTTCGTTAGCAAAGGTATCATTAGCCCATGACAACCACGTGCCACCTGCTCTCATCTGGTTATCAAGAAGAAGGTTCTTGTCAAAGTCTTTAGGCTTTAAGAACTTAGCGTTTCCATACTTAATAGAAGAATCGACATCATTCATAGCATTAGAAATGCCAGCTAAACCAGCTAGACCCGCCTCACTTGCTAGGTTTTTAAAAAATTCGCTGTTGGTGTCAACGTTTTTTGATTTTGCAAGTTCAACAACCCAACCGCCAAGCATTTTCTGACGTTCGGCTTCTAGTTCTTGTTCTTTTAAAAGCTTCTCGTTCTTTTCCCGCGCAACGTCATTCAATCCCTTCAGGAACCCGCTTGCAAATGCAACACCCATACCCATTATTCAGTTCCTTCCTGCGTTGCTAGAAATCCGCGCTCTTCCGGCTCCTGCGGAGTAGTCCCCGCCCGGATAGCTGCGTTAAGATTTTCCTGAATGTATGAGTACATTTTAGGATTGTTGTCTTTCATCATACGGAAGAATGTTTCATCATCCATTTCACCTTCAGACTCTGGGTCGTCCTTTTCGAACAGCCGGTACGGAATACCTTCCTGCTCCGCCATGTCAGCAATAAGGATTCCCAATGGCGGCTTCAAAAGCATGCCAGTATCTAGGCTAAAGGCTCCCTGCTGGAAACCCTGCACAATCAAACCCTCTACGATGACCTCTACAGAAATACCAACCATCATCAACTTGAACATCTCCTGCTGGCTGCGAGGTTTGCTCATCTGTTCGATAACTGCTTCTAGGGCATCGTCAGGGTCTGTATGTTTAGGCGGCTGTCCCCAAGACCATTTGGAGTTGTCTTGCGTTAGGGAATGTCCCGGCGGTGGTGCCGCGAACGGGTCTATATTGTCTATAGTTCCTGCCATTGGATTACGTTCTGCCATATTAGCCTGCCTCTGTTTTTACTGTAGTTGCAGATGCTGCACTAGCCACCTTCACAGACGGCAAGGCTGGCGAAGTAACGCCTATAGTTCTGCGACCCTGACCTATTGTTCTTTGCGTCTGGTACTGTTGCCAAAAGCGACTTGTCTGCGTGTTCGCAGAGCCTTGCATGAGGCGGCGAATTGCTGTTTCAACTGCAGGATTGCGTTGGCCTACAAATGTGGAACCCTGTGCTAGACCCGCGCTCCGTGCAGGACCACTGGTTTTTAATCGTGGAACATCCATTGTAGGGGTTTCCGCATCTTCAGAAGACTTGGATGAGTCCAAGTAAGTCTGTGCAAGAAAACTTAAAGCACCGCCACCGCGTCCTGTAACGTCTCCGCTCTCATACTCTTTCTCACCAAAAAGAAAATCGACGGCGATATTTGCGTAATTTGATAGACCACTAAAAAAGTCGAACATTATTTAATAATCCTTGCTAACCACGAACCAAGTGATGATGCCATAGCGTCTTTTTGCTGCTGGTTGTATGCAGATTCAGCCGCTGCAATTTGCATAGCGTTCGTGGCTGTGTCATGCTGTCGCTGCAGAGCGTTCTCGCCCTTTTGATAGTTCCAAGACGCATTGTCACGATACTGCTGCCAAAGACTGTTCAAGGCATTCTGACTGGCATTGTATAGGTTTTGAGTATTAATACGGTTGGTTTCGTTCTGGATTGCGGTTGAGGCCGTGTTGATTTCACGTCTCCAAACCACGTTAGACTGGTCAACTGCAAACCCCATGTTTGCGTTGAACTTGTCACGAGAGTCTTGCATCTGGGCGTTGAACTGGTACATGGCATTTGTTTCGCCAGTGTTGAACTGCCGCATAGCCGCTGTACGGTTAGCATTAGCTGTTTCGACCTGCGAACCAAGTTCAGCAAAGAACTCTTCTACCTGTAGTTCATTCTTGGCGTTGAACTGCTGTCGCGCATTGTCTTCTGCGGCATCTTTGAACAGACCTTGTACGAGACTGCTATATGTTAGTGTATCACTTTTTTGTTTATTGTCAAGGTTTTTTAGGTCCACAGATAGAAGGGCTTGGGCTTCTGTAACCGCACCTTGCAGACGTGCATTGAGGTTTGCCTTGTCCATTGCAGCGTATGTCGCAGCGTTAGATAAGGCAGTTTGCTGCTGGTTGTTCAGGTTTTGTAGCTGGATAGCTGCATACTTGTCCGCATCCCGTGCGGCAATCTGAACCCCGGATTCCATGAGGGCTTGTGTTATTGCAGCCCCAGCCATCGAACTGGCACCCAAGCCACGAGCCTGCATCATGCCAGACACTTTGCGAACCGCCGGGGAAGCCCAAGGGGGAAGCGGCGCACCTGACTGAACTGCCGTCATTAGCTGCCCAAGCTGATACTGCACAGTGGCTTGCGGGTCGAGTTGCTGAGTTGCGGCAACGGCCTGCGAACCCGCAGATACGGTTCCTTGAACCCCGGTCATGTCAACGTAGGGCTGCGTCGGGGTTAGCTGCGCTGCCTGCGCCCCACCCAAGTTTTGCAAATCTGTTGTTACGTCGGTAACTTGGGCAATCTGTCCGGTTCCGGCAGCGGGAAGACCGGGGGCAGTTGGGGTGATGCCGGTTGTTAGTCCCGTAGCTGTAGGGGCTAGGGGAGTGGCAGTAGCCAGTTGACCAGAGGTCTGGGCCATTGTTTCACCGGCTCCAACGGTGGGGACTACAGGGGTTACTTGTTGAATGTTGGGAGTTACGCCACCGGCAAGGTCTCCGACTTCAGCCTGTAGTTGTGCATCTGTGGTAATCTGTGCCATGCCTTAATCCCTACTCAATACTTTATCTAACTTATCTTCTACACGATGCAGTGCTTCCATTACACGGCGCATGTCATCCCGCATCTCTACACGAGTAGCGTATTCCTCACGTGTCTTGTTCAATAGTATCTCTACACGCTTCTGTTCACGTGTCATACCGTTAGCCCACCACGCACCTGCAGCTACGACTAATCCGATAAGCATATCAATCAAAGACTGCATCTCCATCTTAGTCAGCATCCGCTATGGTCAACTCGCCAGCGTCTACCTGACGCATGATTTCTGCGTAATGGCGGTTGGCTGGGTCAAGGGGTACGGACATTTCAACGCCGTCAATGGTGGCTTTAATTGAAACTGCGGTGTTATTTAAATTGTTAATATATTGTGCGCTATTGATAATCATTTATAACTCCGCATCTGCTGTAAAGTCTGGAAAATTCTCATTAGATGAAGTTGAAGAATAGCCTTCATAGGCATTTATTGAACCATTTAGTGTCCACGGACTTGTTGAAGTCATAGTTGGTTGAGACCTTTTATTTACAGCGAAAGTACCCATCATTCTTCCGTTTCCATTTTGATTATCGGGGGCAAAAGAAATATTTCTTGATGTGTAAATTTCATAATACCTCTGACACCTAGCCAACTCATCGGCATAGCTGCGATGCTCAAACGGCGTGGCCTGTTCGCCAACCTCAAGCTGTACGCCGGTGATAAGCCATTCGTTAGCCGTGTTGTCCGCAATATTAACATTTAGCCCTACCGCACGATTAGCAGAAGTGGATGCTGCCCAAGAACCTGTTGCTGTTCCTGAAGTGTAGTTTGTTCCAGCACCAAGCCACCAAAGTACGGTTAAAGCATTACTATTATTGTCGTTAAATGGGCCAGTAGTATCTGCTGGAAAAGTTATTGACTTGTATTCAAAAGTGTCAGCAGAAGATATTGTGTAAGTTTTGGTGACTTGCCTATTATTATGATTATCTAGCAGTTCTAATGCGTACGTTCCTGTCTTGTTAGACCGCACGTAAAAAGACAAAGTCACAGACTCAGCATCTGATGTGCCTTTTTTCAACTGCTGTAAGTCTTGGCCTTCTATGCGTGTTTGTGCAACAACTAAATCACCGGCAGCGAGACTGGCGTCTGCTGTTGTACAATCTAATTTGTAACTATTGGCAAAACCGTTGGGTGCAGTAGTACTTTGAGAAATGTCAAATGTACCTGCGGTAGCTATGCCAAATTTGAATCTATCGGGGCCACCATACTGTGACGTAGTAACACCTGTTGTGTCGCCACGCTGTGCCACCTGCATCGCACCGTTGATAATCAGGTTCCTGTTTGATAAAGCCGTCTGCGAACCAATCAGTGCGGCTAGTTCTGCTGCTTTACTCATGCGAGGTCTCCTTGCACTGACGAATTAACAAACTCCATATCATCTACTGAATTATTATCGTGCCTTAAACAAGTAATGCCGTGAGATGAGGTTGCAAAACCTGTGTCACCAGAACTTCCGCAAGCACAAATTCTTGGATAAGTTTTACTACTATCTCCAGCATTTACAGAAACAGAATAGTCATTATTATTCATGTTATTAGTAAAATTAATAGTATAATCCCCAATGCCGTGGTCTGTCGAAGACCCAACATTAAAACTATCTCGTAATGCATTAGTACCTATGGCATTTAAATTTGCCCAAACCTTCGCACTACCATTGGCAACATACGACATACCCACGCTGTTGTTCCCAGCGGCATCCTTCAGGGTGTTTACTCTAAGTTCGCTTGCCATTACGCTAGGTCTCCTAATAATCCAGACTGAACATCTGCTGCATCAATATTACTATTTGAAGCTGCTTGTCTTAGCAGTACGGCAACACTTGTTGTTGCGTGACTATCAGTAGAACAAAATGCCCGTGACCCACCTGAGTCTAAACCGCAAGTAGCAAGAGCAGCATAGTCTGCGGAAGACATAGCATTGCTCAGTGTAACAGTATAATTTCCAGTCCCGTTATCTGTGAGGCCACTAAAGTTGAAGCTGTCACGAGCCGCAATTGTACCAGTACCATTAAAGTTTACCCAGACCTTCGCCAAACCCTGCTGAAGTGACTGCGTTGCTGCCCCACCCTCAGATGTAACAGTAATGTCACCCGCCGCTGTGATGCCTTGTAGCGCATCTACTTTAAGGATACTAGCCATTATGCGAGGTCTCCCATACTAATCATGTAGGTAGCACTTAAATCCACCTGTGCGCCATCCGAACTGCCTGATGCGCCGTAAGCGGAAAAGAATTGAACCCCAGATGTGCTTAGTGCTTCTGGCGTTGTTGAGGCAGCTAGTGTGCATACACCAGAATTTACTCCGCCCCTTGTCCGGGCCGCTGCCACATTGCTGCCATCATCTGCGCTATTAAATGCAGATGTAACATGAATCTTGTCCGATGCACTACTAAAGCTGTTTGTGAACAGGCTCTTAAACTGGCCAGTTGAAAGGTCTGTTAAGCTGCTTTGATTAAAGGAACTGTCTGTTGTCGTGTTAGGTGCGTCATAATTCACAAAGTGTTTAGCTGCCTGTTGCTTAGTCAGCGCAACTGGTCCAGTGCCATCCTTATCAGCAATAGTATCTACATTTAATACGCTGGTCATACGATACTCCAATATCCATTAACAGTGACGACAGCGTTCTGTGTGATAGGCCCAGCAGATACACCATTCTCATCACTGTCAATCGTAATGTCTGCGTTGATAGTCTGCCCATTCAAACGGATGATGCTGTCATTACCCTTGAAGGGATAGCGTGTGTCGCTTTCAACTTTAGTGTAGCTGTTCGCAACGCTGAACACGTCATAGACTACAATCTCAACTACGTCATTCAAGCTGGCAGATGCGGTGAGTACAATGCTAGTACCACTTGTGCTGGTATAGTCAGTGACAGGCTTGAGTAGCACACCGTTCTGATACACGTCAACGTACAGGCCATCTGTGTAGGTCAGTGTCTTACTATCTGCATCACTGCCTGTGAAGGTAGTTTGACCTGCAGAGGCTTGGTAGAGGTAGCGGTTACGTACACCGTTTTGTGGGGATTTACCTATGTATGCCATTAGTTAGCCTCCAACGCTGTAATCCGTGCCTCAAGTTGTTCAATCTTTTCAACCGCCTCGATTAGTGCCTTTGTAAGCAATGGGGTCAGCTTACTCTGGTCAATGCCCTGATAAACCGGATTGCCATCGTCATCTACCTCATCATGTATGCCGCTGATAGCTTCAGGCACAACGCCCTGCACTTCGTGTGCAAGGAAGCCATCGACTGTGGTATCTGCGTCAGCAATGAAGTTAAAGCGAACAGGGTTGAGTTGCTTTAGGCGTGTGGTAGCGTCTGTGATGTCAGTGACGTTTTCTTTAAGGCGGTAGTCGGATGAAGTGTTGTAAGAAGTTGATGAACCGCTAGTGACTATACTTCCAACAACACCATTCGGATTTCTAAACCAAAAGTGAGTAACGCCAGACGTAGTATTTTGCCACGACTGAAGGTTAGGGTTGGACACATTTCCGTTAATGGTAAACCTTGATGAGTCACGAACACTGCCATTTAGTGCAATATTTCCGCTAGCGTCGATAAGCATACGTTCTGAATTGCCTGTAAACCAAGAATGTGTGCTATTTCCTATGTCTTGACGATAGAAATCACCAGCATCAAACTCATACAGAATGTCATTGTCGCCACTACGGTAGTTGATACTGCGTGATGTGCTACCACCAAGAGAAACCAAACCGTTTATGTCCAAAGTTGAAACTGGCGAAGCAGTCCCCACGCCCACGTTGCCGCTGGAATCAACGGTGATATTATCAATACCAGTGTTTGTAATCTTACTTAGTGCCATCTAGTTCTCCAGCGGTCAAATAGGGATGACCCCTACGCATTAAGCGTAAGGGCTATCACCAAGTGTGTCTGCATCCCAAGCTGCCTTGAGGCTTGCAATGTCAGTAGCTGCATCAATAGCAGCCGCTGCAGGTGCATCACGAAGGGCAGACTTCTTTGCTACAGATGCTGCTTTAGCAGTTGCATCGTCAGCTTCTAGTGCCTTCATGTACACTACGTCTTCTGCATCTAACAGTGGACCACGAACTTCACGAACCTTGTCCTTGAAGATTGCTTTGGCAGAAGTCATGTCTTCTGAAATGACATTGCCACTCAATGACCATGCACCACGAAAGGCACGGTCAGCAGGGACAGTTGCAGTTGAAGCATCAATCTGATTGCCGTCCTTATCTACGATGTATGTTGTTACAGCCATTGTTTTCTCCTCATGCTGCTAAATCAGTGACGCTGAGTTCTTCAGTTATCTTCCAAGCATTGCGCCACTCACGTGTGCTTGGTAACTGTTCCTTTGCGGCAGATAACCATCTTGGTTTGTTGCCGTTATCCCAATTGCGCCACACATGCTGTGGGCAATCTTTCATAATTAGGTATTCAATAGCCTTCTTCTTCAGTCATTGCTGGCATAGGCTCTGTCTCATGTAACAAGAACCCACGAGTGTGCTTCTTGAAATCAGGCATTGCCTCATCCTTTGCCAACTCGTGATACACCCACACAGGTGGTAGGATACCGCCTTGCAGCGCACACGCCATCCAGTTCGGGTCAGGCACAAGTATCTTAGCGCACTCATCTACACTGTCCTCATAGACTACACGATAGTCTGACTGCACACCCTCTAGGTTTTCCTTTGCCCAGCATAGGCGGTCAAACAGGTGTGTGCCTTTGAACTGTGGTGTCTGCATTAGGCGAGGTCTCCACTAGTATTTGCTAATATAATATCTAAGTCACTTGGTCCCCAAGAAATCCCAGAGTCGGTAAGCAAACCAAATTCAGATGAAGTTGGAAGTGAGTTAGAAAAATGGTTGAAGGTTACATTTGAAAATGCAGCACTACTTTCTTGATATCCTCCTGTAGTGCCAACTGAATAATTTGCGTTACTCATACTGTTAGTAAAAGTTGCACTATAATTGCCACTACCATTATCTATAAAACCACTGTGGTTGAACGAATCTCGTGCCGCAATCGTGCCTGAACCATTTAGATTAAACCACGCCTTCGCACTACCATTCACCACATAACTTGTATCCAGAGACCCTGCGGTGCTGTGTTCAATCTGGTCTGCTATAATTTTTCCAGCCATTATGCGAGGTCTCCAAATGTCATTGCGTGAATCTGGTTTGCATCAAAAAAACCTCCCGTTGTTCCGTAAAACCAATCACCCCCCTGAAAAGGAGTGCTAGAAGAGGTTGGGACTACGCCCCCCTTTCTCAATCCACCAACTTTAATGTTGCCATCATCATTTCCGTCAACCGTTTGTATGACAAACGAGTTTGCGTAATCGGCACTCGACATATTGCTAGTGTAATTTACGTTATACTTACCAGTTCCACCGTCAGTAAGACTAGAAACATTAAAACTATCACGTGTTGCAATAGTGCCAGTGCCATTGAAGTTTACCCAAGCCTTCGCCAACCCCTGCTGCAACTGCATAGTCGCCGCACCGCCTTCACTTGTCACTGTGATGTCACCAGCGGAGGTCTTGCCGGTGAGCGTGTCTACTTTTATCTCACTCATGCTAGGTCTCCCATAGTGCTGACACCAATATAACCATCATCTTGTGCTGATGCACCGCCGTCAACATCCCTAAACTGTGTAGCGGAAGTTGTCCACTCGCCATCTCTAGTAGTTGTTCTAGCAACCGTAGTGGTTCCAGTTAAATTTCCAGCCGAACCTGAAATAAGATAATAAACATCAGAGTAACTAGAAGTGGCGTTTATAGTAAAACGACCTTGTGCTGTATCTGTGATACTTGAAGTGTTTTGTGATTGACGTATCACCACTGTAGAAGAAGCGTCAAAATTAACCCACTGTTTTGCTGCGGTCTGCTTAGTCAGCGTGACAGGACTTGTGCCATCGCTGGCTACTAGGGTGTCTACTTTTACTGTGCTCATATCACACCACCGTCCAAGTTTCGCCAGTATTGACTGTAACTGTTACACCTGTGTCCACAGTAATTGGGCCAGCAGACATGGCATTGTAGCCATCAGTAATTGTGTAGTCAGCAGCCACAGTCTGTTTATTTTCCCAGATAGGGAAGCTACCAGTAATCTGTACAGTACCACTAAAGTCTGCATCTGCAGCTTGCAGGTTCGCAGTGCTAGGATGTGTTACTGTCTGTGTAGCGTACCCCTGAAACACAACGTAGAAATCATCAGTAGCTACAATGCTGCCTGTCATAGTCAAGGCTGTGCCAGCTACAGTGTAGGCTACGCCGGGTTCTTGACGAACATTGTTTACAAACACTTCGATGTCTTGTGCGCTACCTGCAGGGTAGTCTAGTGTAAAGCCTGTGCCTGTACCCCCAGTTAAATCCTGATAGGATACTGTACTATAGTTAGTTGCAGGTATGTTACCAACGTATGCCATTAACTAATCCTTATGTAATATCAAGATGGCTGAGAACAACGTCAGCGGATGACGCAGTATCGGATGTTACTTTAATAGTATCACCCGGTTCTAACACCACCTTCTGGTCTCCACCTACCACAACTAAAGAACCACCAACTGGAATCGGTGCATCTTTAACAAGGTATACACTATCTTCTGCACCCGATGTACGACTAGAAGCATCTAGCTGTACGTCTACAGTGATTTGTGTAGTTACGATGTTAGAGATACTGAGACCAATGATGGTGGTTTCGGTTGCGGCACCACAAGTTAGGATAGTCGCTGGGGACGTTCCTACTGCGGTATCTGTCTCTGATAAAAATGCGTTTGCCATGTTTATCCCTCTTCGGATATATTATAGAGTAATTTTACTTGTTTGTCAACAGTTATCCTAGTGCAATAGCAAAAGCTAGTGCTGAACCGTCAGCTTCATCTGCCCAAGATAATGCTCCTGAACCGTCTGTTTGCAGGAACTGGCCTGATGTGCCATCAGCATCTGGTAATGTCCATGTTACGTTAGCAGCAACAGAAGCCGGTGCTTGGAAAGCCACGTAGTTAGTACCGTTCGCTGAATCTTCTTTAAAACCTAGACTTCTTTGGTCTTGTATGTAAACGCTTCTATGAAACTCATTGCCGCTACCATTAACAGCAAATACACGAACTGTGCCTGTGCTGTCATAAAGCTGAAAGTTCATGGTGCTGCCGGGTGATACTATAGCAGTACGGGTTGTGCCGGAGTTATCATAAAACAGTACATCATCACTGTTTACGTGTAGTTCTTGTGATGCGGCAGTATCAATTTTGTTATTTGTACCGTCATGGTACAGACTGCATGTCTTGGCTGTCACCAAGCTGTAAGCGGTCGTCTGTAGCACCTGAACTGTCACCGAACTGAATAAGCTGTCCGTTAGTATCTAGTGTGCCACCTAAGTTGTGGAGTTGTATCGTCTACAACGTCTGCTAACCCTGCTCCAGCAGTTACCTGTGCATCAACATACGCCTTGATAGACTGCTGAGTTGCTAACTGCGTATCACTATCAGAAGCCATATTGTCTTCGTCTAGAATGGCGGTTCCACTAACTCCTGTATCCAAAACTGCACTGGTAAGGGTTTTGTTAGTTAGTGTTTGAACATCTGTGAGAGTTGCAACAGTGCTGTCAATTGCAAGGGTAACTGTTTGGCCCGTTGCAGATGTATCGATACCAGTTCCGCCTGCTACAGTAAGAGACTGACTATCCAAATCTACAGCAGCGGTTCCGGTATCTGAAGCAACGTCCAAATCTTGGGCTGTAACCTGTGCATCTACGTAGGCTTTGGTTGCTTTTGCAGATGGAACCGTATCATCACTTGCTGAAACCAACGTGAGGTCTGTGTCCAAAACACCTGATGCAAACATGGTTGTGTCGATGTTGGAAACAGTGTTGTTCGCGGCATCGATAATTTTATTGATAAGAGTTTGCGAACCGGCTAGGGTAGCAACTGTACTATCAATAGCCAGCGTGACGGTTTGTCCGGTTGCTGAACTATCGATGCCTGTACCACCTGCAACTGTAAGGGACTGGCTGTCAAGGTCAACAGCAGCAGTGCCTGTATCTGCAGCAACATCTAAGTCCTGTGCAGTTACCTGTGCATCCACGTAAGTCTTAATTGCCTTTGCAGAAGCAAGGGTGTCATCAGATGCCGATACAGATGTTAGGTCAGTGTCTACGTCGGTTACGGCTGTTGCGGTTCCAATCACGAGGGCATCTACATTAGCTGTGCCGTCTAGGTACAGGTCTTTCCACTCTGCAGATACGCTACCCAAATCGTACGCATCGTCGGTATCTGGAAGGATGTCTGAATTATAGCTAGTGGATGAGATGTTGTTTGCAACCACATCGCCCGCAAAGTAACCGTCTTTAAATTTAAGGGTCACACTGCCTACGTCTAGGGTATTGTTGGTTTTGGGTAGAACCTGTGTTCCGCTAACAGTCAAGTCCTGTGCTGGACCAACAACAGTAATCGGCGCACCGTTTCCAGATGTGCCGTCGTGTGTGTGTCCCGTTGAATTGCTAAACGCAGTTACTAGCTGGTCGAACTCATCATTGGAGTGTGCGGCGGTGATAACGTCGCCATCTGTAAATGTCGATTGACGGGTATAACCTGCCATGTTCTATCTCCTTCCCCCCGGAGTAAATTCCAGTTGGTATCCTTTGATTGAAATTGGTGAAGCACCGTCTTTGTCATCTAGGCGAACTGATACAGTAAATCCACTGCCCTCAATGCTCTGACGAACTAGAGGTGTTCCGCTAGAACCATATACTGCTGTACCAAACAGAGAGGATGGATTACCGTATATCGCAATTGCAGAACCCGTAGTTAAAGGGTATTGTGCCGGTTGTGGAATGGCTGATGAACTAAAATCGTAACGAATACGAAAGTCTGCATCCACGTTGCCTTCGTTATCGTAGTTCCAGATAATTCGCTGCATCATTTTTCTGATACCAGCATCACCCATAGTAAAGTCAGGGCCTTGATAAATAGAAGAAATGTTAGTTCCGTCGAAGGTGTTGCCTTCTTCTTGAGCGTAGACGTAGCCATCATGACCGCCATGAACCGCCGTCTCTTCTCCACTGACAAATCCGCTTGCACAGCACGACGGTTTGATACCTCTGAGGTCAGCGTATTCCCACCCTACACCGCCTTCAGTACCGGCTTTGATTACACCAATAATTCCGGGACTTGCCAGTTCCGCCTGTGTATCTTCCGCAAAGAACAAGCGATATTGACTCTTTTTTCGAATAACAAGGGATGAAATTCTATCCGTAGAAACTGCGTCTAAGCGAGGCTGTATCTGTTTCGATACGGTTCCAAGTTCTACGTCCCCGATTTTCTGAGTACCGGCAATGGTTCGCAGACCATCAGGAGCCAGATAAATAAGGTCACCTGCAATCTCTTGGATACTGAACCCATCAACGCATCCGATTTTACGAGTGACAGGCTCTAGCTGAAAATCTGCAATCGACGAGCCTGCTAAAAAGAATATCTCATCTTCGCAAAAGATAAAGAGACGGTCACGGAAAACTTTGAGTGCCTTTACGTTACTATCTACTCTTATCGACCCGGCACCATTAGCTACGCTAAAGTCCGCTTCATCAAAAGGTGCTGTAAACACTACCTCTTGAGGATTAATAGACATGCCTGCAAAGAAGACGTGATTCTTAAACACTGTCACAAACTGAGGGTCGGCAGGTGCGCCTGTAGCATTAAGGTCGGTTACGGAACTGTTATCATATACAGAAGCGTTGTTTGCCCCATCACACCAGACTACTTTTTCAGTGTTGTTAAAATTAAAAATTGAGAAATCATAACGCCCTGCGTTAGTTCGTCCAGTATCTATCTCAGTCCACGCGCCGCTTCCTGATGTGCCTTTAAATACTTTTTCTCCGCGAGACGCTATGATTTGATTTTTGTAAATCGCAACGCCTAAAACTTTTTCGGTAGCACCTGCAGTTTGCGGCACAATATTAGTGTTGAATTTTGCGAACCCATTGATACGACGATAGCCGCCGTTAATATCTGGTTCGAAGTTTTGTAACTGCAAGGCAGAACCGGGCGGGATAGAAAATGTATCCTTGTCCAGAACTAAGCCGCCACCTAAACGAACAACATACGGACTGAGTAGCGAAGTATCTGGCATTAAACGGCTCTCATATAATCCTTGCGGTTGATAAGTTCGACACGCATACGGCCTAGTCCCTGCTCATAGTCCCGCAACGCAAGCTGCGAGAACTGTGTATCTGAACGGAGCATGTGTGTATAATAACGGGCGCGGTTTACAATCACATCGTGGAACCGCTCTGGAATAGCTGGTGTATCTGTTGCAGCTACCATGTCAGTGTGCGTTGCGTAGTAATAGTAACGAACCGTATAGGTTGACAAGTCAGGAACAGGAGATAGTCCAATCTTTTCATCAGGTGTAAAGTACACGTACTGAGACAAGGCCTGTCCGCTACCAGAAGGATTTGTATCGGATTCGTTCAGCTTTTCAAGATACTCATTGAATGAGATATACTTTAAAACTCTTTCTGCCGTACCTACGGACTCCTGAATAGTAAAGCTGTCAAAATCTAAAGTCTTTGCTGTAGATGGCTTTACGTATTCGCCTGTTCCTGCAACTGTTGTAATTGTTCCTGCAGTGACAGTAAAAGGCCATTCGACTTCAGAATTGATAATGTCTCGCTGCGATTTGTTAATAAAATCTTTTACAGATGTCTGGATACCCCGGCTAGAAGCCAAAGTCGTAAGTTCAACCTCGTTTACTTCTCGTAAGACAGCATTTATAAGTTCAAGAAATGTCATGGTTTACCTGTGGGGTTCGTAAAATTCTTCAGCAGCTACTACTACTGTTAAAGTGTTTGCGGTTTCTGCAGCCACAATTAGCTTGTCACCTGCGTGAGTATATAAAGGTTTATCTACTGTGAATATAGACTCACTACCTTTACCGTTTACTGCGTGAGAAGTGAACAATGTGTGTGTCGTGGTAGTGGCAGCTTCGTAATACTTTAACGTGTAGTTTCTATTGCTAGAATCGCTATTCGTAATCATCAAGTGTTCTACATGAGATGAAAAGTTAGCTGGCACAACATACACGTCTGTATCACTTGTGCCTGTCAAAGCAGTTGCGTGAGTTACAAATTTAGAACCATTGTTCAGTATAGGCATGGGCTACCTATCCCAATTCAGAACTTTACGATGCAGCTTCCAAAACCAATTGCCGATGCGAGTAAAAGGCTTGCCAGTGTTTAGCAAGCCCAACGCAAGGTGCCTAGTCAAAGTCGATGTCATCCAAAGCTTGTAGCTTGCTATTTGCTTCGTCCCAGCTAGTAACTGCTTTGTCCATTTCTGCAAGCAAGTCAGGATGCTCCCCAATAGCTGCTGGATTTTTGATATAATTTTTGAAAGTGTATTCTGCACTTTTTTTCTGTGCCTCATATCTGTAACGCAGTGCGTCTATTGCAAGTTGTCGCATGTATTCTCCTCTTGACTTATTATAGGAGAAAAACATGTGTATGTCAAACGTTTTGTATGATTAGCCATAGTATAGGTAGAGTTAAAGAGACGAAAAGAACGATAAGCCCTATAATGAACAGATTGTAAATTAACTCGTCGCGTTTTTTAGCAGCTAACAATTCAGCTTCTTTTTGTTTTTTACGCAAGTCAGCCTGTATTCGAACAATGTCTTGCCACGCATTCACGCCGTATTGTCCGACGATAAAGTTGCGAAGGTCGTTTTCCATCTGTTCAGCCTTCTTCTTGGCTGCAAACGTTTCTAGGGCTTCTTCTTCGACAGAACCAAACCGACGACCCTTTGCTTTACTGTGGCTGGTTTTTACGTCGTTGATGGCGTTCATCCAGCGACCTAAGTCGGCTGTCATGGACTCAACTTCTTTGCCTACTTGGAATCCTTTTTTGATTGCGGAGTAAGCCGTAGTAGCAATCCCGATAGCAGTAACTGGGTCCATTGTTTCCTCATTTGGCTATTGGTTTGCATACTGCTGTTATTTTTATGCGTCTGTTGTCTCCTACGGGGACGGGTCGTTGGTTAGACAACCGTTCTGCAAAGTATAAGCATCTGTCAACATCTTTGAAGCGTTGGGTTTGGTCGATTAAGGTTGCCCCCATGTAAACAGTGAGGATGAATTCAATCATTGGTCCTGCAGCAGCAACAGTTCTAATCTTTGGATAGCCATTTTCATATCTTGAATAGCATCCTTGTCTGCGTGGCTAACCTGCATGTTGCTAACAGTGATACTCAAGTCGTAAGTTGTTTTAAGGTTCCAACCCGCAAGGCCAATCATAATAGCCATTAAACCCGTAATGATTTGCTTTTCCATCACGTGAACCAGACTGTTCTGCCCTTTGCCATTATCGTGTCTCCGCGCTGCGTTGTGCGCGGCGAGGCTGCACTCGTCCGCCATACTGTTTCTGAGATTTACGGTAATCAATGTAAGAATCCACACTATCAAAATAGTTAGGAAGTTCGATACCTTGCTCTTTGTACAGTTTTTTAATGCCGTCAATGTTATTATTGTAATAACTTTTGTGCATACGAGATGGAGCATCTGAAGGAAACGGTTTAGGTAGTCCTACTGACTGTTTCTTTTTTTCTACCATTCCAATTTGTTCGGCAATCGTTTTCATCTAAAATTCCCCTGTTCTCATAGCCTCTGAAAGCTTAACAGACCTAGATTTGACCTGCCTTGCCCATCTGGAATCCATCATCTCCATTGCAGCAATATCAAACCGACCTTCGTGAATAGCATTCCACATATTCTTGAACTTACACAGCCGGGGGACACCCATGTTAAAAGCCATGTCCATAAGAATTAGTTGGCGAACCGAATCTAGGTTTTCTACACATTCATGCACCCGGCACAATTCGTTTTCAACAATGCGAATGTCATTCAGGGCAAGGTAACGAGCATCAGCTTCAGTGATACCATGTTCGTAAACAACCGACATGCTGGGAATATCCATATATTCTAGTTCTTCTTTAGTAATTCCCCGGTCTTTAAGGTTACGACCAATTCCGATAGTTTCGATACCCAAGCTGTCCTCATAGACAGTCAGGACCATACCTTCGTGTTCGATAAGTTTATCTAAGAAGTGTGAAGTATTGTATTTCATCTAGTTTTACCTCGACTGATTATCTGCTCTATAGTTCTACCACAGCCAGTACAATACTTTCCTGCGGAATCTAATGTGCATATACCGACACACGGACTTTTAACTCTTATTGTCGCCTTTGTGTTCATGGCCCATCCAAATCCCAAATACACCCGTCATTACACCCATTACTACACTGACAAAAGCACTCTGAGCAGCGGTAGGAGCATCCAACTCCATGAACCACTCAGCACACCGCCAAGACATAACAGTGCTGGCTAACATCATGCAACGAGGCAGAACCTTCCATTTGAGGAACTGCTCTACCGTAATCATTTTGTTAACCCTTTAGACTTTTCAAAGCTACGCATTCCACCCAATCCTAACATGCCAAGTAAGATTGTCATCAAGCTATCCATGTCAAACGCAGGATAAGCTACTGGCTCTATACCCATGTACGCTGTCACTACATCTGCAGACGGAAAGATTAAAAAGTGTGCTAGTAGGGCAACGCCACATGTCCAGCCAATAAAGGGTCGCCAACCCGCCACGAACACGTTACGTGACTTGGCCTCTTCAGCGTTGATAGCCAACTGGCCCTTCGCCAGTTCCTGTGCATGTTTTTCAGACATAGTTGCCAGTTCGTGGGCAATGGCATTCTTCTGGTCTTTGTCTTCGATGAATTTATCTAGTAGTCCAGTGACCGGACCTATCAAGCTTGCTAACATTTCCATCTCTTTCGTGCTTGGCGCAAACGACTGTTCGGGTCTTTTGCTGCTTTAGGAAACTTCTTCATCTGCCCGGCTGACCTTGCACAGTAGGACTTTCGGCGTTTAGCTGCAGCACTTCCCGGCTTGACCTTTCCGGTAACAGCAGTCTTTAGCTTGCTACCGGGATTCTTTTTCCGGTAAGCAGCAACGCCAGCCGCTGTCATACCCGCCCCAGACTTCGTAGGACGGAAGTTCTTCTTGTTACGGGCTGGCATGTTGTCAGGTTTTCTAGGCTTTCTTGGCGGCACTTTTCTTCCTTTTCTTACCGGAAGCTGTAACAGACCATTTTACTTTGCTTGGTCCTGTCTTTTTAGCTGCTTCTTTTTTGGTTATACGGCTTGCGACTTTGGCAGGTCTACAGGCTGGATAAGGACGCTTCTTCTTCTCTGAACCAGAACGACCACACTTCTTTCCGGTCTTTACATCCCGCCAGTCTTCCTTGAACCACTTAGTTAAGCCGCCTTTAGGTTTAGCCATTAGGCATACGTCCCGCCGCGCTTCTTGTAGGTTTTAACCAACCAAGCATTTGCATACGCACTTGGATACACTTTGAATTTCTTTTTAGCTTCGGCCTTGACTCGTGAATACAGTGCTGCATTCTTTGGCTTTGGGCTTTTTGATTTTTTAGCTGCCATGTATATTTACCCCCGGCAAAGGTTACTGCTTATAACATAAATTATAATAGGTGTCAAGGGGGCAAGTTGCCCTGCCCCCCGACATTTAATTATGCAAGTGTGTCAACCACACCGCGTACCAGACCTTCTGGACGAAGGACCTTACGTCCGAAGACGTGTAGGCCACGAACGATGTCTGAGAAGGTGTCAGTTGAACGAACAACTTCTGTCTTCGCAATGTGTGAAGCAGTTGCTACGGCTGACATGTGACCAGCCAAGCAAATTGACTCACCGTCTGCGCCAGTAACACCAGTCATTGAAACGGCATCAGTTCCACCAGCAACCATTGCGGTTGACTTGTAGCAGTTGAAGCCTGCAATGTTGCCTTGCATGACAAGGCCGTTACGCAGTGGTGAAGTACCGTCACCAGTTACCTGTACTTCTGCAAACTTTGCACCGGCTGCGAACAGCTTTGAGTAGAAAGCAGGAGAAGCTACGAACCAACGGTTCTCTTCAGGAACTGACTGCTCATCAAGTTCTTTTGCCATTTCGAGCATCAGATTGACGGCAGCGTCGTAGTTGGTATGAATTGCAATCGGAGCCGCTGCTGTACCCAATGCAGTGTTGGTTGAAAGCAAACCACCTGCAAGGGTTGCATCGTCGGCACCAGCAATTGCTGCACCATCGACCATTGACTGAAGAACGTTACCGTCAAACTTGCGCTTCAAAGAGTATGCACCTGATGAGGTAGCAAGGGCTTCAAAGTTCACGTGTGACTGACGCTCTTCGATGTCGTCGATTTTAAACGCAAAGGCGTTTGCTTGGTCGACGACCATTGTTGTTTCGTCATCAGCAAGGTTCTGCGCGGTTACTGTTGTACCACGAGAGTATGCTGAGACTGTAATTGTCGGCTCTTTGATGATTCGAACGGTGTCGCCGTAGTTATCAATTTCGCCAGCATAGTCGGTATTTGTGATGTCTTCAACAACCGAAGCGCGACGAAAGAACTTGAGAACTTTTTGGCTAAAGATTTCGGGGGTAAAGTTACCTGAAGGCAGGTTACCGTAACCACCAGCTACTGGAAATGCCATTTTTCTATTCCTTCTTCATTTTTTTGAGGTTTAAGATTGAAAGTCGATTCGCCCTTCAGCCCGCGCAGCGTCTAATTCACTTTCCAGCTTTTCGAACTCGTGCGGTTTCATCTTGGCGATTTGCGAAGCTTTCCAAACCCGTTTACCGTCTGTGCCTTCAGCCTTGACTTCCCGTGCAGGGGTTTTTGTTACGGCTTCTGCAGCAGATGCAGATTTGGTCTTCTTCTTTGTAGTCGTTAAGCCTGTGTCGGCTTTGTAGAGGTCTATGACCCGTGCTGCCCATTTTACATCGGTACTATTTTTGTAGATACCTTCTGCAATTGAAGCTGGCTGCTCTTCTAACCATGAAAGAAACTGCTGGTCCGTTTTGATTTCATTAAAGTCGGGATGTACTCTGAGAAGCTGCTCGTAGGCGTTTTTCTTCTCTAGGGCTTGTTCCCGTTCCTTAATTGAACCTAGTTCTTCACGGAGTTTTGCAACCTGTGTTTCGGTCTGCATACTTGAAACCGTCTGGACAACTTCGAAGACATCTGGGTAGCGTTCTTTGAACTCTTCCAGTTCTTCTTGTGTTCGCGGTGGAGTTACGCCTCGTGGCATTTCCGCCGCACGGTCTGTCATTGTCTTGCGAAGGCTTTCGATTTCACCCTTGAACTCGTTCACCTTGTCGTCGTAATGACGCTTCAAGTCATCATACCGTTTTTTGTAGTCGTGGTCGTCCGAAGCTTCCTTCTTCTGTTCCACGAAACTATCGCCCGCTTCGTTTTGCTGAGTAGCCGCTTCTTTTTCTACGGGGTCAGCTTCTTCTTGGGCTTCTGCAACCGCCTCATCTTCTTCGTCCTTGTAGACTTCATCGCGGTACTTTCCACGATAGAGACTTTCATTGTTGACAGTTCCGAAAGAGTCGTTTGCTTTGTTGGCACGGTGGCCTCTTGCTTTTGCCATTTTATTCACCTCACTAGCGGGGCCACATGGCTGTGGGTAGCCGCTCCGGTTGTGCTGGGGCCACGAACTCGTGGGTAGCCAGCGGATTCTTTACTTACTAGGAGTAAATTCGTAATTCATAAAAGAGTCGTCATACATTGTTCCCTTGCCTAGCGAGGACGGGGTGAGCATTTCTGCAGCACTCGCTAAGACTGCTAGAGGCGGGGTGGCTACTGTTGCTACCTTAGCAATGGCTCGTCCCGCTAACTTCCCGGCAGATTTAGGGTCGTTCTTAAATGTTTCAATAAAATTAATCTTGGATTTATCGTCGTGAAAGACCTGTTCCTGAAGAAACATTGCCATGTCATCCAGAGAACGTTCCCCAGCTAAATATGCTCTTTTAAGTTCTCTTACAAAACGCAGATTTTTATCTAGTTCAGACTTGGGCATTTTTGCAAAATACTCAGTCTTCTTTTTTCCTTGAGTTTTCCAAGCCTCTTCCACGCCCTCGAACAGTTGGTCAATTGTAACCTTGCGGCTTTTAATTACCTGATTGCCTTTTCCGGCATCCGCAGCAAATCTACCTGCTCGTTTAACGTCTGGCGTGTGAAATTTACCCACATCTTCTTTACCGTAACCGTAGTCGGTTGCAACTACCTTCGACGGGTCTAGGGGTTCGCCGCGATATAGGGTGACCTTATCACCCGCCGCGAACTTTTTTCTATCAATGAAGCCCCCTTCTGCGGCCCCAACAGGCTGCTGTCCATTTTCTGCAATGCGCTGTTCGGTTTTCCGAATGCCTCGCTTATTAATCTTTTCTAGGCGGTCCTCGCCAATGATATCTACTAGGTGCGGTGCAATCTTGACTTCGCCGCTAGACACTGCAATATCAACGAGGTTTGAATGCCGCTCAAAATTGTCTGTGGAAAGACCCCGGCGAACCGCTTCCTTCTGAGCATCCATAATCATTTTACGGATGTCTTGCTCTCCCGCGAACTCAACGGCAGCAGCATTTATGATGTAAGTACCCTCTGGAACGCTGTCAGGGCGATTGTCAGCGACTTTAGCACCTTCAGTGACCTGAGATGGCGGAGCGTCGATAAAACCGCTCTGTGAGGCTTGTACCCCTGCTGGCGGGGTTCCGAAGGCATAGTTCTGCCTATTATTCTCTGTAGACAAGTTTTGAGGGCGACCATGTTCAATTCTACCACCGCGAGCGTCTCCACCACCAAAAGCATCACTAATCTGCCCTGATTCGCTCTCTGAAAAACCACCAGAGCCACCGTCATCTCCAAAAGATTGGTTAAAGCTTTCTCTATCTGCTCTATCTTGTGCTGCTTTCTCTGCTGCCTTTTTAGCTGCCTGTTCCGCTGCCTTTTTAGCCGCTTCCGCCGCCGCTTTCTCATTCTTTATACTCTGGATGTTTTGGGCAACAGTACCCTTACCACTACGAGCCTTATCTAAAACACTTTTAGCTTGGTCTACAGTTATTCCGTTGGTTTTGGCAAGGGCTTCTAGGTCGCTGGCTCTACCATATGCGGAAGTTCTACCGTAACCGTCCATGTAGCTGCCGTTGTTTGTATAGCGACCGCCGTTACCAAGGTCGTTAGAGTATCCCGCATCCTCGAACCGAACCGCATCCTTACCAGTGTAGTCAAAACCAAAGGTTCCGCCGAAGGTGCTGGGGACAAAACCCCTTTGAATAGCTTCCATGTTTTTAAGAGTAGAGTTGTCAAGACCTCTCATGTTGCCCGTGTAAACTGCGGTTCCAGCCCGTCGGGTAATACCCCCCGAACCAACACCACTGCCAAACTGCATAGAAAAACCAATATCCACGCCTGTTAGTCCACGGCTAGATGCAACAGGGTTTCCATAGGCATCCGTTTCTTCGTCGCCTGCTGTCATAAACTGACCAGCCATAGGGCCAGTTGTGTGAGCAGCCATCACTGCTCTATTGATAGACCTGTCATTATACTGACGAGAATGGACTGCATCTGCTACGATACCCAGCATGCCGTCTGGTCTAGCACTAATCTCACCAAAAGCATTTTTAACAGTCTTATCACTGAATACTGCAGAGCCGACAAGAGCCATGGGTGCGCTTACAGCAGAAAAAAGACCTTTCATAGCCGTTTTACCAGAAACTTTAGTGGGGTCTACGGCTGCTTCCATATTTTCCATTGTGGAGTTTAGCTGGGAAGAAAACCCTGCTGAAAGATTTATATCGGACCAGTTGCCTTGTACAAATGGCTCCATAACATTTTCGATAAACCCCAAGCGGTCCTTCATTCCCGGTGGGTTTTCTGCCTTTATATAATCTGAGTAGTTATTGTACTGGTGATGGCCTGTTTCTAAATCCGTATTATAACTAATCCCGGTTCCGCCCGGAAACATGGATTCGCCACTCCGTATTCCTGTGGCTTCTAGGGCGTTTATTGCGTCATCTTGGGTATCACCACGGTCACCTTGTTCTCCGGCAATCCCGTATTCTTCTAGTTCGGTAATATCGTCTCCACCACCCACATCAATACCGGTGTCCGTTAAAGATGGGATATCAAGAAACTGATTGTAGAAATTTACAAAGCTGCTTTGGTATGTAGGTAAATCCACGGCTTCTTGTCCTGCAAAGTACGACTCCGTACCATACAAGTCTTGATTTACCCCGGCAACTGTAATTCTATCCGCCATTCTTAACTATCGCCTCGTGATTAACCTTCAGTTGAAGGAGGGTTTCCAGTAAAGCCGCTTTCCCCTGCAGTTGGCGCAGTTCCGACTCCGATTGTGCCGTTACCAGACCCCGAAAGGTCAGTGCCTTCAGGTCTTGGAGATACTCCTCCAGAACCTTCCATACCGCCGGGTTGCTGACCAGCGGCCCCAGCTTCTTCGCTTGCTCTTTGTTGTGCATCTGCCATCATTCCCTTCAACATTTCGGCGTACAGTTGTGCTTCGTTCGTATCGTTGACAAGGCTGTCTGGGTCGATGTCTTGTGAAATAGCCAGTTCACGAATTAAGTTTGGTATCTTAATGAACGGAGCCAACATCGGGTTTGCAACAGTTTGCAGCAAAGCAGTAAGACGCTGTGTGCGAACTTCTTTTTGCATCACGGCAGCAACGCCGCGTGGTTTAATCTCTAGGTCACCGACAATGTCTTCGACCTCATCGTTAAACTGCATGTTCCACTGAAAATACGATTCACCAAGAGGCTTGAGAAGCATGTCATCGATGTTCTTGATGACTGTCTTCATAGAAAGACCCGCCGAACCCATCAGCATTGATAAGCCAGCAGCGGTTCGCCCTGTTCCGGTGACGCCTGTTTGTCCGTGCATAATCGACGGAATACCCGTTTCTTCATCAGCCAACTGGCGGCTAATCTGATACATCTGCAGGTTTTCTCCTGCTGTGTTCGGAAACTTTAAGCCGTTGATTGCCGTTCCGGTGACACCAGATTGGCGTCTGAAAATCTTGCCGGGAAAGATGTCCATGTTTTGACCCGGTACGAGACTAGCTTCGTCCACATCAAACACTAGGTTACCTGCAAGAGCGAGGTTATCGATAGCCATACGAACGTGACCGTTCATAAGTTTTTGGGCATCTTCCATATTTTCTGCTACACCTACACCCCAAATTTGATAGGGGTTTACTTCGTAAGGAAACACTTGATATGGAATACGAGCAGGAGTGAAAGGGTTGAGGACACAACGAATGACCATGTTGCCACAGACCCAGACGTTTACCTGAACCTCGTCAAACTCGGACATTTGCTCTGCACCTTCAAGTCCCGCTTCTTGAGCGAACTTAGCATCTACAACACCCCAGTATTCAAGAATCTCGTAGCGGTTTTCAGAAACGTAAGGTTCGGTCTCGTCTTCCCGAATGGTGTCCTCGTAATACTTATCTTCGTAGTTAGGTCCTTTGGCGAGACACTCTTCAATAGCAGAAGCAATGAAATGCGGACGCTTGATAAGGCTGCGAAGCTGTTGGCGGTTATATCTGTGACGTTCGACAACGTATTCACAGTCTTCAATACACGTAGCGGATGGGTCAGGGTGAAAATCCCAAAGGGAAACCATCTCGATGCGGGGAACTACTCGCTCGTAGGGAGTGTATTCACGCTCTCCTTCGTCGTTGCGTTCCCACTTGTGTACTCGTTTATTAAAATTGAACGGTCCCTTGACGATACCCGTTCCGAAAAGCGAAGCTTCAAATATTGATTTGCGAAGAACGTTGACTGCATTAGTATCAAGCAACTGGTCGTGAATGACTTCTTCCATCCGACGAGCCGTCTCTTTTGCAGGGCTAATTTGAGGTTCACCGAGCTTGGCTTTTCCCTCTACAAGAGGAAGTTGCCCGTATTCGCTCTGTAAGCCCCCTAGAAAGGCTTTAGGCTCTTCTGCTTGCATAGCCCCCGGAGGAAGCTCTCTACCGTCTCCTGCGAACCCGTAGGGGTCTTTAGGAGCCATTTGGTCAAGAGGTGTCTCCATATGTGCAAATTCAGCGATACCTTCCGGAACTGGAGTAGACTCGACAACAAGCGGAAATTTCTTGTTTGTGAACAAGATATCAATAATCTGACCAAAGGCTGCAAGAACCTTCGTCTTGGTTATGCGAACAAAAACCTTTGACCGTTCCGAATCTCGGTATTGGGTCGTAGAGTCGTAGATGCCACGAAAGTTTTTATAGGCTTGAAGCCATCGTTGTTCGTGGGAGTAGCGTCCGTTTTCCGCGTCTTCAAACTTAGACTTGACATACCCAGCTAGGCCGGGCATAAACTCGTCAGGGTTCGTGACGCTAATTTGTGTGTCGTCTTCCGGTTGTAGGAAGTTATCATCTGATGCCATGATTAGTAGTCGCGTTCTTCAGCCATTTTCATTACGGACGGGTCAACTGCCTGTTTTGATGCTTTCTTAGGCATGTCTTCCGTCAGAACATCGGTCTTAGCGCGAGTGTCGAACTCAAGACCTTCACGATACAACTTGGCTGCACCACCTTGGTCATCAACTGATGTCGTATCTGAGTTCATAATGTAAGCGGCACCCATCTTTTCCATGGTACTCTCCTTATCTAGATAAAAAGCCTTCGTCTCTGGCAGGGGCGGCTTGAGGAACCCTGTCAGGTTCTGGGATAAATCCCGTATCTTCTCTGGCAATACGAGCCATATCTGTTTGTGATGTTCCCTGCTCTACTTCTGGGGCTGGGATGAAGTCTTGTCCAGCAT